AAATTTCAGCTTCATTGACTGGAATAATCACTGAGCTGCCAATGTCTGATCCAATGTAGTTTGCGCGATACAACTGGCTGCCACCGCCAAGTTCGTAGACAGAAATATTCACTACATCACCAACAGACACTCCAGACACAAAACTCACTGTCTGATCGACCCAATTTATTGTGTAGTTGATAGCTTGAGCCAAGTCTTGGCCTGTGGTTAAATTGCTAACCAAAACTTGCACAGGATTTTCAACTACATTGGCCCAACTGTATTCTATTACTACTGCAGGCTGATAGGTATATCGAATGGTGCCAATTTGGAATCCGTGACCATCTCCACTCCAGTCGCTGCCTGGTCTAGTAAACACTCGGAAGTCAAGTGTGTCAAACTCAGAACCATTTACTAGCTCTTCAGGAGCATGTCCTTCATACAGCCCTACAAATTCGCCGCCGTTGACGTTGATGTCAGAAAAACCGTCTCCCAGTGTGGTGTCAGTAAATTCACTTTGATACACTGCGTCTAGTAGAGTGGGGTCGCCCAAGAAGTACTCTCCATACACTTGGACTCCAGGGTAATCTATTCCGTCAATCAACAATGGCAACTCTAGTCCTGGTGAGTTAACCCCGGCAACATACAGACCCATGGTGCGGTCAACTCCACTGAGTCCAACGCCATCATTGTAGGTTCCGGCATTTACCAATTGCCAGTTTTCTAAATCAAATGTGGGTCCTACAACTGCAGTACTGTCTTCGCTGGCAGCTTGCCACACACGATTGTCGTATCTTACCAGGTCGCCATTTTGATAGGTAGCATCTGCAGACCATTCTGTCAAACTTGGCACGTATTGATAACGGTCAAATTTCATGGTAGTCCGGAATGTACGCACTGGACTGTAGTAATTTACATTGGTGGGAATTACTGATTGACTGTAATTTTGCGCAGCAGCAGCTCCATTCATTACTGCGTATGCGCGAACACCTGTGCCATTACCGCCAGTGAACATCACCACTGGTGTAGCACGGTATCCCACTCCGGGAGTAGTGATTGTTACACCAGTTACTTGTCCCAGGCTGTTGATTGTTGCAACTCCCCTAGCAGGCTGAACAGCAGTTCCTTCAAACGTGACCAATGGTGCTTCGTTGTATCCTTGTCCAGAATTAACTATTTCAACTTCCACAAGGTTCAACAGATAATTTTGATACCATTGAGAGTAAGGCCAAGAAGTCCATAGTGTACTAGATGCAGGCAAATCACTGTTGTTGGTCAATGTAGAATTGAACGCAGTGCTCTGTTGGTACGGCAACAATATTGGACTGGTATATTGGGGAACTTCAAGACTGGTGTTAAAATAAGCTGGCAAATCAAAGTCAGCCATATCTCCGCGGAATTCGTCAAACCCTGCATACTGTAGGTTGAATTCGCGAATCTGCACATGGTACGGTTTGACTTCTTGGATATAGTCTTCCACAAACTCTTGATTGTCTCGAATGAAATTCTGATAAGGCACAAGATCGCGGATTCTGTGATCTACGTCAATCAAGCTGGTTTTGACCAACCACTCAGGTGCTGAAAATTCACTCAGCACATAGTCAAACATCAATACCAATGAACGATTGCGTTCAATGGCTAGATCGTCAATGAACAGTTCCTGGTTGATGGCTTGAATAATTTTACGTGTCTCAATCACTGGTTCTTGGTCAAAGTACTGTGCATCAAATACCTCAAGGTCAAACCCAAAACGACCCAGTGCATAATCCCACAATTCTGCTGAGAATTCAATAGTACCGTCTTGTAGCCCAACTCGTTCCCAATTTAGATCAGTGCGCAAATAAATTTCAAATTTACCTTGTGCATTGGCCGTTACTTTGACACTGGATCCCACTGGTACATCCAACGTGGTTAGCAAACTAAAATTAGCCACTTCAGTTGTTATTTTGCTGCTGGAATTGTATCCTGGACGATACCAGTTGATGTAGCTCCAGTAGTCAGAAGTGTTGTAGTTTTGCACACGATACAACACTAGCTCTCTAACACCTGGTTGTGTTTGACTGATCTGAACTTGATATATGGTCCACAAACCTCGATTGTTGCTGTCACTGACAACCAAATATCTATAACCCAATGGCACTGCATAGATATCTTGAAAACTTAAAATTTCTAAGTTGGCCACACGCAGGTTCCACAGTCCTGAATTGGCGCTGGGTTCAGGTTCGCTGGAGTTCAACAGAGTAAACACACGACTTTCAGCAATAGGGTACTGTTTGAGTACAGCATTTGCTCTAGACAGATAGTTACGCAATGCTTCAAATCTATCCACAAACATGCTTTGGCGCGGACGGAATTGTACACCGTATCTCTCTGCCGGACTTAGGTTCAAGTCTGGTACTTGATTACCAAAACTATCAACACCACAGAAACTGTCTTGCAGTTTACGATACAAATTGTTGCTCAAGAAGCCGTCTGATCGACCTTGCGCAATCAATTCATATTCCACGTGCACATTGTCTGTGGTCAGTTCACGATCAAATTCAATATGAAGCACAGTGTCGCTGGCTTCAATAAAGTCGCCAGCATTGTACAAAGCCACAGTACTGGAATTAATAGGAGCCAGGTAAGGAATACCGCTGGCTCTTGGACTTTCAATATAACTGGCCACTGTGCTGACCGGAAGACTCTTGCGTGGAGCGGTCACAGTGATTCCTCGAACCCAAAAATAATAAATTGTAGAAATAGTGCTGCTGGAAGTCAGCTTGGACTCCACAGTGTAACTTAGAGTGTTTAAAACTGTGCCTTCACCGGTGTAGTTGGCTGGCGGCACTGGGCTTGCAATCCATTGATACACATCTACTGAACTTCCTGGAAACACTTGCGCCCAGCGGCGGCTGGCGTACACAATGTCATCTTGATTGGGATCAATGAACCTTACTGTGCTGGTATCCCACCAAACTTCGCCGATGTGATTTGAGCCCCAGGTAGTTCCGCGAACGTTGTTGGGTCCTGTATTATAAGCAGCAGGATCAATTGCGCCAATGTAGTCAATGTTCTGCCGTGCGGCGCCTAGAATTTTGCCCTGCAACGGATCCATAAAGTCTAAGAATTCTGTTGTTGCACTGGTTATTTGATCATACAAGAAAACAGAGTTCAACAGTCTAATGTCCACCACTGGTTGTTGTGTTGCAGTTGCTTGCCACACAGGAGATTGTGTGATGTTTTCATACACAAACACACTGCCGTAATCTGTGTCTGACGAATCGCCAACATCAGCATTGGGTGCACCTGCCATCAACAGTCCTGAAGTATAGTTGACCGCAGTACCAAAGTTGGAATATGGTGAAACATCAACTGTAGAAATTTGTGTTCCAAAAACAAACTTTCCGGGATTAGACAAAGACAAAGAATCACTTGGCAAGTAATCAAATGTATACACCGCACCGCTTTGCACAATGACGCTGAAGAACTCAGTGCTGCCTACGTCAAATATTGTGGTACCGTCATCAAATTCAATTTCAATGTACACTGTGCCTCGGGGTGCTCCGACCACAAGATTAACAGCCTGTGTGTCAATGCTGACACTGCTGCCAAAGCCAGCAAACGCAATAGGATACGGACTCACGATGTTTTGTGTCCAGGCAAACGTCTGGAATCCCAGTGTTGTAAATGCAGTACCCACGCTGCCCGGAGCTACTTGTAGTTTGTTGCCCACTGGAGCAGCAGCACTGTTTTTAACTGACAGGGTCAAAATACCTGAAGCCACTGTGGCCAGCACATTGGGGACTCCTGCTTGTGCGCCAACTGGCAGACCATTGATTGCATTTGCCAGGCCTTGCACAGTGGGATCGCTGGCCGGAACTTCAACATCAATGTTGTTGACTCGAATTGTGTTGCCAGCAATCAGTGCAGGATTGGGCACAGTGGACGAAATTGTGCCATAAGTTCTGCTTTGGTTTACCCGACGTTCAACAATGCCGCCTTTGTACACTTGGACACTGCTTTGTGGTTCTCCCACATACAGACTGCAGTTGAATGCACACAAGTCAACTGCTGAGCCAAAATTACAAAATTCAGCCACGGTATTTTGTGTAACAGTTTGAATCAATTTGAATTGATTGGTTTCAATTTGTATATTATCACCAATGGTCAGTTCATCAACAATGGTAACTGTGTTGCTTGACACAGAGAATGTGCCAGGCGCTTCGTTAATGCTGTTGATTTCATTAATTAACAAATTGTTGTTCACATACACAGTTACTGGAGCAGTTACAGATCCAAGCACTGTGTATGCGTTGCTGGAATCATTGTTGCGAATAAATCGTTGTACGTTACGATCAAACACATACACTGCGCCTGCTTGAACCTTGCCATTGACTGTTTGATTGGGTGTGCCAATCATGATCTGTCGACCGTCGGTGCTGCAGCTCAGTGAATGTCCAAAACGTGCACCTGCCTCGGGAACAGGCATGGTCAATGTGGTCACGTGTTCAAAGTATCCTTGAGCATTGATCACTATTGCTGTGCCAGCTGCTGGCACAGTGACAAACGTCAGTGTTCCAGCAGCAAAAGTGTAATCAATGTTGGGACGATACAACACGTTGTTGACCGTGACACTGAACGAATCAATGTTGGTAACAGTAAAGAAGTTGTTGCCAAGATTAAAAACTGTTTCAAGTGTTGGTGGAGTATAAACAATATTAAAATCTTCAACAGATCCACCTGTGCCAACAGAGCTCAAGGTCAATACAATGTCATTGACGCCGTCAACTCCGCCGCCAAAACTCGAAGCCGGAATGGTAATAGTGTCGCCTGGTGCATAGCCTGCGCCAAAACTTGTAGGCCCCACAGCACCATTGGCTGAACCTGGTTGACCCACTTGCCCTCGTACACGAATAATTGTAAACTCAGCACCAGATCCTGATCCTGATGTGGCAGATTGTGGTACTTCATAGTAGGTTTGTGTGTCAAGTTGTTGTGTGTAGGTGCGCTGAATATCAACCAGGACTCCCACAGCAGGGGCAATGGTAAATTCAACTTCTGTTAGAGCTAGATTAACAGTATAGTCCACTCCCAATGTCAATGTTTGATTGTCTACTGTGACTGTTAGTTGAGTTCCTTGGTCAATTTGAATAGCGTTACTGATGTTGTAAATTCTAGTGACACCGTTGCCTTGAGTGCGTATAAATTGATTCTGCCAGTCAACTCGTCCGTATGCATGCACTTGATTTAGACCAGGTGCACCAATGTACATCCAGCGTTCGTCTTGGCTCATGGCCACACTGTAACCAAATTCTCCAGCACCAGGTGTTGTGGTAGGAGTTGTTCCCGGTTGAGTCAACAGTTGCCATTGCACCAAAGGAATTGTTCCTGGTTGACCAGACAACGGATCTCGATAAATCACTGTGGCATAACCGTTGTTTTCTTGCCCTTGTGGACCAAGACTTGCGCTGGCACCTGCAACAGCCCAGGTTTGATCTCCAAAGTCTACAGCATTGCCATATCCTCTAGCGCCATCGATTTCCAGAGTCAGTACTGCATCTCTATCAATGCCTAGTGGACTGATTGGTGTGTATGAATCCGCAGCAGCTTTCACAAACACATAAACGCCACCACGCTGGTTTAACGAACTGTCATCAGCCACTGTGTGTTTTGGACTTCCGATCAACACAGCCAATTGATTGGTTGCTTGTGCAATGCTGGTACCAAACTGTTCTCCAGCCTGTATTGCATTTAGGTCAGGAGTTATTGTGATGGTGGTTCCAAAAACCTGTTGTTTTTCCAGCACACTCCAGGCTCCATTGCCGTTGTTGTCTACCCAGACTCGGGTGCCTGAATTGATGTCGTTGGCAATTGGCAAATCAGCAATGTCGCTGGCCTGATGCACTCTGATAGATGCCAAAGTAAATCCAAGACCCAGGCCATCGGCCACTGTGCGATCGCCAGTGAATTGAAACACAATGTTTACTGTGGTCGGATTAGGCACACCAATCACTTGATAAACACCATCAATTTCACTGTCAAAAAACTTGATGATTAGTTTGTCACCAATGTTGAGATTGTGTTGCTTGCTAAAGATAACACGACTGGTTCCGTTTAAGTTGTCGCACACATGATTGATAGTGCCCGGCACTGCTTGTGCACGATAGATATTCCAGTCGTAGTTGTTGACTTTGGCCACCCAAATTGTTGTACCAACTTGTATAGCGTCAAGATTTTCATTGAGACTGTCGACACTGTTGATGTCAAACACAGTGATGTCAGCGTCATTGAGATTTACATATCCTGCTGTGGGCAGTGCAATATCAGTGGGCAGAGTGGTAGTGGTTGGTAAAATATCAGTAGATGTCAACCGGTAACTTTGCCGCCACACATCGCTCAACAAAATTGTTTGATCTGCTTCACTGGCCTGTTGTGGCACCACCACTTGCACTAGACTTGGATTTGGATCCAACAGTGCACGGTTAAGTCGAAGTTCAAAGAAACTGCGGTTGGCATTGGCCCCGTACACAGCACGTTGTACTGCCCAGTTTTCGTAGATGTCATAGTCAGCTGCTTCTTTGCCAAAGTTGGCACCTTTAAACAACTCAACACTGAGCGCAGTACCTTTTGATCCCAAAAACTGTCGATACACATTGACCTGACTCACATCGTCGAGATTCAATGCAGCCATGTATTCTCTTGGGCGGAACCCAATTAAACCATAGCTCAATAGGTCGTTGTCTGAATCAATATTGGCAGAATTAATGTTGTAACTGTTGACCAATTGATTGGCTTTGTTGCTCAAGTTTGGCAACAATCCCAATTCAATCTGAGAATAATCACTTTGCGTCCAGTCATTGAAATTGAATGCCACACTGGGCTGAACAATGGTCAATGCACTCCAAAACACATTTTTGTATTTGACAATTTCGCCTTTGCTGTAAGTGCGGGTGCCAGTCCATTCTTCCACGTTGTCTTGATTTAAAATAAATCCTGGTGCATCAACACTACCGTTCCAGTCTGTGCTGGTCACCGCAATCAAATTTAATCGACTTTGTCTTGCGCCGGTCACTGGATCATAAATCAAATCTCCAAACACGCTTTGATTACTCAACACAATCATGTGTTCAAACGTGGTGTAACTTAGATCTACAAAACTGATGGCGTTGGAATCCAATGACTGCATCACAAAAGTATTGTTCAATCTCACAATGTTCAGATTGCGAGTGGGAAATTCCTGACTGTTTTGTGTCAACACACTGTTTTCAGCAGTTTGTGTGCTGACAGAGTCCACAATGGCCTGTGGTTTGGTCACAGTAAGTCCTGACGCCAATGGGTTTAGATTAATAATAGCATCAGTGTCCCACCCTTGTTGACTCCAGTACATGAATTCATTGACCATGCGTGGCCAATCAAGTACATACCCGTTGGCAATATCTGTAAAAGTCAACCCCTGACGCTCTAAAAATTGTCCATAACTCAACAAAAAGTCTGCCACACTGGTCACACTAGAAAATTCAAATCCGTATGGAATCTCAACCACAGTGTCAGTGTAGAAAGTGGGAACACGAATGGTTATGCCACCATTGGTATAAGTCTGTAGACGTCCAGTAGAAAAACTTTGTAAAATATTAAAATAAGGATGAGTGGTGCTGTAGCCGTTGACCACAAACCCTCCGTTTGCAGTTTTTTGTATAGTCACACTGCTGTAACTCACACGATCAAACGGTTGATTCTTGTACAACAAAATGTTGTAACTTTCATCAGGGATCAACAATGCAGTGTTGGTGCTGTCTGGGCTTGACTTTTCAGTATACAGTTTAATATATTGTTTATCGCTAAAGCTGGCCATTCTATAGCACAATCTAACATCAAGACTCTTGAGATCTGCTGTGAGATCTGCTGTGGAATCCAGTCCAGTGATTCGATTATAGTCCACAATCCAATTGATGTAACTGGCTTTGCTAACTCCATTGCCATAAACTTCTATGCCATTGGCATCCAGTCTGAATCGATTGTTGTACAGGTACTGCTGATAATCTTGATTGTATCGATATAGATCTCGGTCAGCAAACAGCGCAAAGAATTTTGCAGGGCGTGTGAGTGACAGCACTCTCATGACTGCAAATGGATAAGCGGAGCTGTTCCACCATGACGCTTCTACAGGGCCGCCGTCTCCAACTGTCCAAGATTTTTGAAACTGTGTTTCATCAAATGTGCCCATCACGCTTTGTGCAGGACTCAATAACTCGCCTTCTGTTCCAGTAGGCAAAATTTCCAACAGACCTGGTCGAGCATAATTTTCAGCATAGTAAGGAGCAACAGGATCAGCTACATATCCAGCCTCAATGTCGTCCCATAATACCAAGTTGTCTTGTGTGTAGGGTGCTGGTCCGTAACGGTCATTCCACCAGGTGGGACGAATACTCAGGCCCAGCATTTCCCAGGGAGTGGATTCAGGTTGTTGTGTATCGTAGGTGTAGCGATAAATGCCGCGCCAGGCGCCCAACAAGTTTTGATTGTTGAGTTTGTTTTGAGCACTGCTGTAGTTCCAGGTAAATGAATTGGCATTGTTGAATTGTTGTGGTTTGTAATCCAACTTGTTCCAGCCGCAATAGCTCAAAAAATCCTGGCTCAGAATATTGTTGATTTCTGCAAAGCTGTAACCTGTGTTACGAAATTGTCCGGGTAAAACGTCAGTCATTAGCAAAGGAACTGGATTACCATCTAGTTTCAAATTATTGTAAATTCTTGTTTCAAATTCCAACAACACATCATCTCGAATGTCTCCAAACAAAGGAGTAGTACTGCCGTCGTGTCCTTGGATGGCTTCAATTGTTCCTGTGCTGGTTTTTTGCAGCACAATGCCGGGTTGGTATGCAGGATACAACCCTAATTTGGTAGGAGTATTAGGAACAAAACTACCGTAGGTGGCAGCATATTCATTGATGATGACTGTGTCTCCAACAGCCAATGTATCAATAATGGTAACACGAGGTCCGTCTGTGGCCACCACATAGTCTACATCACGAGTCAGCAGTAGGTCGTTTTTGTACACCAGCAGACCAAGATAGTTAGCTGATGTGTAGTTGTATACCTGCACAGTATCAAATACGTTGCCAGTGATAAATCCCACAGTGTAAGAGTTGCTGGCCACGGTGATCCCAGTGGGTATCATGTCGCTCCAGTAAAAAGGCTGACTGTCTATTTTGCCCAGAGTCAGATCTTGTATTGCTGTGTCTAAAATTTGAGCAGTGGTGTTGTACCCAATGTTTTGATTCAATACTGCATCCAACATTTGTGCTTTGAATTTGATATATTCACGGCTGTTGTACTGTAAAGAATTAAAAATATTGTATTCTTTACTGCGAAGGAAATATCCAGCCAGGGTCAATGGTGCACTCTGTTGCAAGATGTTTAGTCCGTACGGCACTACATTGCCAAGATCGCGCAGATTGTTGGCACCATTGATTGCGCCAGTTAGACCAGGCAAGTTTTCACAGATGCTTTGATAGTGTGTTCGAATTGTGCCTAGAGTAAACGCTTGTGAATTCTCATTGAGTGGGTTTGATTCAAGATTAATAGGAACCTGGTAAAATGCAACTTGACTGGTTTGGTCACTCAATACCAGTACTTCAATCACATCTTCGGGAGTATAAACTTTGTTGAGAGTAATTGTGGTACTGTCTGCAGTCACAGTGTATGTGTAAGTATCTGTGTCTTGAAATACTGAGCCAGCATATATCTTGATCACTGGTACTGCAATAGATGTCTGCGGCAACACTGCAACGTCCAGCTTGAGTGGTATTCCTGAATAGGTAAATTTAAACTGTTGATAAATTTGACTGGTCACTGCTGCAGTTTGCCACCCAATCAGCTTTTGATATTCCGTGCGACTTTGATATTCGCGCACAGATCCTTGATCAATTCCCAAGGTCACACTGGCATTGTCTTCAACAAACAAGAACGTATCCTTGTACAAGTTGTTTTCAAACACAATATCTCCAACGTTGTTGATGTTTAGATATTGCAAAGGAAATTGCAACACAGGATCAAGTATGTTGGTGTCGGCCACTGCATAACTGAACAATTTTGATCCAACAAATGTTGTGCTTTGATATTTGAGTTGGTCACCAAAACTTGTGCCAGTGCTGTCGTACACATTGTACAACGGTGCCTGTTGAACTCCAGTTTTTTGTTGAGCTTGAATCCATTGAGATCCATTGAACCAATAGGTTTTTCCAGCAGTAGAATTGCCATTCAGCACCACAGTGGACTGGTCAACCAGTACATCTCCGTCACTGGCCAGTGTTAGATTAATAATTGGCTGGTCAACATTTGCAATACCTGTTCCCAGGCCTGCTGTTCTGGCAATGAATTTACTGCCAACACTGTAAGTCACACCAATGGTACCAGCTGCTGCATTCCAGTCAGTGTTACCTAGACTTGTGATTTGATAATGCACCCCAATTAAAAAATTTCCAGCAGTGGTTGATGGTGTTAGATCTGGTGTGATAAAACTCACTATGTAAATTTTGTTACGTACATCTGCATCAATGTCTGCTGCAAAGATTACTCGAGTACCTTCTGTCAGCGAATACCCATCAACATTGTATTCTGTACTGCCATTAATGGTACTGAGTGCATCTGTGGCTCTGAAATCAATTATGTCAACTGCTGCTTTGCCTTGGGTGCCCATATTCCATAATCTGATATCAGAACGAAACTGGATAATAGGACGCTTGGCTCTGAATTGATTGTCTAACACCGCTGGGGTATTGTTGTATTCAGCGGTGGCATTTATGACGTCAATGTGAAACCAACGATTACTTCGAGACCAGGCGTTTAGATCTTGGCTGGCTCGGTTAATTGTTAGATAATCAAGTTGAGTAGGTTCATTGGGGGCTGCAGTGGCAGATGCTTCTGGAGTTACAAAATCAGTCACTGGCAACAATTCAATTGCTGTGCCTACTCCAGACACATAATATTCTCTATTGCTAATGGTAACTGCCTGATTGACACCAGCACCTTGACCAGTGATCAAATTTACCGCAGTTCCGCCTGAAGTTTCAGACACTGTAAATTTTAATCCATTGGCTGCTAAAGATCTCACATAATAGGTTTGTCCAGCAACAAGACCGCCTAGGGTGGGTGCAGAAAACACAATTTGTTGACCAACATACAAATCATTTGTTTGTGAAGATGTGATGTAATTGGTGCCTGATTCAGTGGAACTGTAAAACAATGATCCAATGCCCGATCCATACTCTACAGGTTCTACTGCGCCTGTGAATCGAACTTTGAGACCATTGGTAAAGGACACTCCGTTTGGACTGGTATAAGATGGTTGACCAATGATTTGATCAATTGACAATGTGTCAGCATCAATTTGATCACGCAGCCGAATCTGTCCAAAAATTTCTGGGTCTGTCCCGTCTTGATAATACAAAATGTTCTGTGTTGCTGTCAGCAATGGAATGCGAACAAACACTCCAGTATTGTCTTTGTACCATTGAGTGGTACTGTATTCTGTGCCAAATCGAATTGTAAATTTAGTTTGTGGGTCAATCTCTTGTATACGACTCAGCGATAAGTAGCCTATGTCTAGAATGTCAACCACGTTGATTTGCCACAATTGATATCTATCTTCAAGCGGGATTTCAATTATTTGATCATCAATTGTGGTGCTGGTCCAGCCTTGGGTATTAGTAAATACCAAAGTTCTTCCATTGAGATTAGTGATGCCATCGATGCCGCCGTACTGTGCTACAAATTCAACAACAGGAACATTGTTGATTTGATTAAACTGTAGGTCGGTTATCAAATCAACATTGTTGATGCTGGGCAAATTGTCATAAAAGATTTGTGCAGTTTTATAAGGTACATTAAAAACCACTGTGCCAAGATCTTGTCCATTGTTGTCAACACCAAATACATCTCTTGAACTGATATTGGGAGTTGCAGGCAAAACACCATTGATTCCTGGTGCAGCCTGAATCCAAAAACCTGGACCAGTTCCGGGTGCACTGTCAACAATGTCAATGCGGCCTTGCATATTAGATTCATTTTCTGCAGCATAATACAAAGTATCTGGTGCATCTTGAGGCACAACAAAAGTTATTAGGCCTGACTCTGATCCGTTGCGAGTCACTCCTGAATTATAAGTTTCGCCGCGACCAGTAGTGGGTTCTGTTTTGATCCAGAACGGAAACAATCCAGTCAAGTTCAAGTCAAACACATAGGTGTTGCCCCTGGCCAATTCAAGAGTAGGATTAGATTGAGAGTCAATGGAATAGGCTGAATTTCCAAAATTTCTAACTTGATAATTAACTGTTTCTTTGTTGTTTTGTGCAACTTGAAATGTATAACTGCCGCCGCGCACTAGTTCAATGATGGGATTTTGTCCGGAAACACCACCAAATGTGTATACGCCATTTTCTCTTGTGACTGGAAAATTGGCCTGCGTGGGTATGCCGCTGGCTGCCACATTCACTGCTGTTGGGCCAGCAGGTACCCAAAAATACTGACTAAAGTTCACAAATGGATCAAAGTCCACAAACGGATCCCAACTATAGTACTCACTTGAGTACAGTTGATCTGGACGTGCAGCATCGCCGCCTTGATAACCAATGGCATCGTTTATACCAGGGTATGTGATTGCATCACGCACTTGATCAGTGTCCGGTTTGAGGCTGATCACACCAGGTTCTAATTGATAATCTGTTCGTGTTTTGTTGGGTTCAATCACGTAACGATCATTGGGATTCACGCCCGGGCCTACACTACGTCCAATAAAACCTTGAGTCTTTTTAAACTGTGGTTCTTGAATCAGTTGATCTAGAGTTGCTGCAAGAAACTGCTTGTTGGCATCAGTTTGAAAAATTTCAGGTAAAAAGTCAACACTACGTACTGTTGCCATTAGATAACTCCACTTCCGGGTGCAGTACGTAAATTGGTACTGGTTAATGCGTCAATTACATCAATATTGTCAATGGTGGCACCATTGACAAAAATTTCACTTGGGGTACTACGAATTTCATACAAGTCGCCAAAACTTTTTTGAGGATTTAAAGGAACCAGCACCACACTACTAATTATGCTGCCCAATTCTCGATGCAGATATGCTGCCAGTTCTGAGAAATAGAATGTGTCGCCAAAATTCCATTTGTCAATAGAAAAATAGTCGTTCATGACTGCAATCACTGAACTTTTGATCTCGCTTGAACTAGCAGTCGAATTGCTGGCACGAATCACTTTGATGGTGGCTCGCAATTCAGCTGCTGCCTTGGCACCAAATAGAGGTTTAAATATCACTGAGTTCAAAATAATATTGTCACTTAACATTTTGTAATCTTGCAGCCCTTGGTATGCTGTGCTCAATTCGTCGATTGATGGAATCTCAGGTTTGATCACAGTGTCTGTGGTGTCTCTAATCCAGTTTTGATATTCAGTGTAGTAGGATTGTGTGACCACATACAAGTCAATGATATTGGTGGTGCCTGGATCAATTCTGCTGCTGAGAGGGCTGTTGTGGCGATACTGGTAGTACAAGTCTTGACGACCAGTTCTGGCAATCCAACCTGGTGCAGACACAATAGTTCTGACTCCTGTGGCGCCAATGCTCAACTCATAAAATGCTGTTTGATCGTAGGCATAAAATATCTGACCTGGCGACCATTCATCTTTGACCAATTCGATATCATCTAGGGTGGCGTAGTCACTGTTGACCCGTCCTGATTCTACCAAAAGGTATCTTTGCAGATTGTCAAAGTCTACTGTTTGTTGAAAGAACACTAGCTTTTGTGTTGAGTCAATATTTGGTGCAACAATCTCATCAAAAAAGTCAGGGTCGTCGGGCACGCCATCGTTGTCGCTGTCTCGGAATCCTACCAGGACCTGGAAGTCATCGACATAACCGTCGCTTTCAACCGGCTGCCCAGTGATGGTCATGGTAATGTTACCAGGCAAACTTTCAGTATCGTCGGGCTGTGTGTTGACTGCCAACACATTGATAAAATCTTTGATCACTGTGCCTGTTCGACTGTCATAGATCTGTTGATCATCAAAAAAGAAAAATCTTGTTTGCAACACACTACCAAAATTGTAAGCAAGACCACGGAAACTAATAGTGTAGTTTTGATTTTCTGTCACAAACTGAACCATCCAGCTGGCATCAGAATTGGTGCCCGAAGTGGATCCAGCGTTGGCCAAACTAAATTCGGCATCCTGGTCCAGATTAGTGCTGGTGATCAAATACCAAGAATACGGAGTACCTGTAACAGCACCGTCATTGTCATAGCCAATACCAAAGTTACGATACAACAAAATTTGTTCAGCCATTGACTGTTCAAAACTCAAGGGCAGGTCTGTCACAAACAACGGTATGATAGTTTCTACAATTGCGCCTGTGGGCACAAAGTTGTTGATGGTCACAGGGCCTGCTCCCGATGGAAGATTGCCAATGCCGCCATTATAGCCATCCCCAATCACCTGTTGAGGACTTGCCCATATGCTGGTACGTTCGTTGACTCGTCCTGGCACACCTGTTTGCAATCGATTGTTGACATCAAAATACTGTCCTGGTGGTGCAATAAATTTGATCAGTGCACCGGTCACAACATACTTGAACACTGTGCTGGTAGTTGTGCCTACAGCAATTGGCTGCCCGGCAGCATTTTTAAAGTACCCAGTGGTCTCGTTGGCCAGGGTTGTGCTTTGTTGCCAAGTTGTACCCAGTGTTGCTCCTGTATTGACTGATTGTCTTGGAAAGTTAGCATAATAAAACTGCTGCATTGTGCTTTCAGTAATTTGAGGTTGCACTTGATTGGTTATAGTATCAGCAATTTCGTTTCTAGAAATCCAGCTAAACAAGATTGTGGGCAGAACCAGTTGGCGCCATAGCGCACCATCACTGCCAAAAGTGTTGGTAGAACTGTACTTGCCTGTGTTGTCCACAAGATCAAGATATCGGCTGGTACCAATTGATGCGCGATTCAATGCTTTGCTTTTCAAGATACTGCTGTACTGAGTGTAGGGAAACAGGTTGTAGTCTTCACCATTGACCATGCGATTTTGAGCATAGTATCGGGCAGGTGCACGTTGTTTGATGTCATCAATGCTTTCACGTGCCTGACTGTTGCTCACAGGCTGTGTGATGCCACAGGTAAATGTTATGGTTTCAAGATTGCCGTCACGACTGATATAACTGATAGGAATAGTGACCGCCTGCATTTCCTCAGGGTTGATAATGTATTGAAGACCATTTGATGCACGCACATAGGCGCGGAATGTGCCTACAGGGATTTCACTAAACACTCCGTCACCAAACACCATGGTGATCTGATCATTGGTTCTAGAATTTAGAGTGTAAATGGGACGCAATGTTGTGCCCAACTGTTCAGCGGCTGCAGAATAAATGTTTTCAGAGTAGGCCCATTCGCGATTGACGTTGCCCACAGTGTCCAGCTGAAACAACCAATGGTCTTGATTGTTAATGCCTTCAATATTGATGTTTACTGTGCGATTGGTAATGCGTTCAGCCAAGTTGAAATCTTGATTTTGTAGTACACCTTGTTTGAACATAAAAAAGTATCCGGTGTTGGCGCTTTGAAATCCCAGGCTATCGTTGCGGAACAAAATGTTGAATGGTTGATTGGCCTGTGGCGAGGGTTCGTACAAGTAGTCCTCGCCTACTGAGGTAGAAGTCAATGCTTCAAAAGGCATAGTGACTCCATCAACAGTGGCCGTATACGGAACAACTGGCAAAAATCCTGGTACCAAGTTTATGGCATATTCATCAGTGCGAACACCCAGTATAGTATTGCGATTGCCTGGACGCCCCACACGCTGTGAGTCCACCAAACTGGCATTGAGAATAGCAGTAAATTGTTCTTGCCAATCTGGATTGGTTGGGTCAGCCCAGTTTACTGTGAAATTGGAAAGATTGATTCCTTGATAATCAATCACGTTTTCTGTTGTGGTTACAGAAAATACTTTGAGCAGCCCTTGTGCTGCTGTGTTGCGTTTGGCAGTGTAGCTGACCAAATTGGCCAGACGCACCACGCTGTCACGACGTTCAGCAGTGTCTAGGTAATTTTCACGTGTGTTGAGATCTGTACGAAAGGCCAGTGCCTGTCCCATAAACGCAATCACGTCCAACAGTGCAATAAATTCACTAGATTCAATGTAGTCGTTGAACGTTTCGGGGTAATATAACCGAAGGTAATCAACAAAACTTTTGCGCAAGGTTTCAAAGTCATAGCTTTGAAAATCCGCTTCGCGATAAGTTTGATAGATCTGTTTCCAGTCTTCAACGCCGAAAATTGCTGTTTGTCTTGTGGTTGTTGCCATTCTTGTGAGCCTCGTACTTTATTTATCGAGACTAAAAACGGCTAAGTTATACGTAGGTAGCGTTGCGCTGCTCTAGATCAAAGAAAATGGCCAGACGCTCAGCGTCTGTACTGGGCACCACTTCCAATTCAATTTCTATCAAGATACCGTTGTCTTGCGGGTACGATTGAATGCTGTTGATATATATTCGCGGGTCCTGCCCAGCCACTCTTTGCACTTCTCTTTCGATGTCTCTTTGTACTGTTTCCAGCTGAGGCTCAAACAAAAAATCCCAAATAGCTGTGCCATACGCTGGTCGACCAGGTAATTGTCCTTGACGTATGTTGAGGGCGTTCAAAAGATCGCGTTTGATCAGTTCAAAACCAGTCAAGGTGAATTTTTTGAACTGTCCCTGAGTATTAAATCCAATGAATGTTTGTGCCATGTGTTTATTTATTCGCCACTATTGCCAGTGCCTCTGGGGCCTTGTATTTTTTTGGTTAATGCATTTATTCTAATTTTGTAATCAACCAATGTAAATGCCAAGTCCATTCTTGTTTTGTTCACGGTCACAGCAGATGTACGGTTGGTACGCTGGACTTCTGCAGGTGCTGCGTCAAACTTTTCTTGTGCTGTAGCAAAGTCTTGAGCCAGAGCAAGATATGCTATTCGTAAGCTGTCCCATTTGGCGTTGACATTGTTGAGGTCTGATTCAGAGATAGTTTGTCTTGTTTCTAGTGCTGCCAGAGTTGCGGCTACATCAGCTGATTTGCTTTCTATAGATGCCAGTGAGTTTGTTAGTGCGCTGTAGGCTGCAGTCAATCCTGCATTTTGTTCTGCAACAGACTGTGTAGGTTTAGAAGGACCATAATTTGGTTCAGGTACTTTGGGATTCCCTACCACCCGAACACTGGCCGCGTTAACTGATTCTCGATTGACCGTGTCTGCTGCTGGTTCAGGAATAACTTCAGCTTTGAAAGCTGGCGGTACTTTTTCTTTGGCCAATGTAGTGGCATAGGCACCGTCTCGAGTGTTGGCAGAAAATTTTTCTGCCAGCGCAGTATTGTTGACTGGTTTTCCTTTGAAAAAATTAGCAGCTTGTTCTGGGCTTACTGCAGAGTTTAGTGCTGCACCTGCAGCACCTGCAGCACTCAATGCCTGTGGCGGCACACCCAATGCTCCCAGAGTAGACAGTCCTTGTTTCATTAGATCTTGCTGTATTAGTTCTTGCTTGGGAGGATTGTTCAACAGATCATCTGCACTTTTAATGCCATCTTTGCCGGTGTATGCTGCCGGACTCTTGAGCAAATTGGCAAGAGTAGAAGCTCCTGATTTGATATACACTGACATTCCTGGTTTGAGCACTCCTGCTTTTTCCAGTTGTTCTGCACCAAGGCCAAATGCACCAAGTCCTTTTTCGTCAGTCAATGTACCAAAAGATTGTCCTGTTAACTTTTTTGCCTGTGCCAACACACCTGTGGTTTCTGCTTGAGTCATTGGTTGAATTGCTACCAACGCCGGACCCTGTTTTGCAAAATCAGCTATGCCAACAGGATCAGTTAGTGGTGTGCCGGCAATGTTTTTGTTTATGGTAGTGATTGCAGTAGATGCGCCTGATCCAGAAGTAGAGATTGATGACAATGCAGTGCTAGACGCACCTACTCCTACTGCTGCTGACAATCCTGAAGCAGTTCCAGCAAAACTTCCTGCTTGTGTGCCTCCTGCTGCTGCCAAAGACTGTGAGCGTGAGCCTGTTGCACTACTGGGCGCAGTTTGTACTTGAGCCGACGATGACTGTGCACTAACCAATCCTTGACTGGCTTGGCTTCCTGAATTGACCACTGTTCCTGAAGAAGTACCAACCAGTGCTCCTGAATTTAGTTGTTGGTCAAACGCTGCACGGGCTTGTTCTTGTGTGAGGCCTGGTGGGCC